ACAACAACTATCTAAATTTAGTAATACATTAAATGAGTTCTTAGACACAACTGCTAAAACTATAGGTAAAGCATACATTGATAACAAACGTCAAGAAGGCATAGAACTTCACAGAAGGTATGAAGCTGGAGATCCAGAGGCTATAGCAGAGGTAGAAGGTAGCATACAACAGATAGAAGAGATAAACGAAAAAGTTAATTCTATGTCTAAAAAAATTAACGAATCTACGGAGGCGTTTTTAGATAGACAGAATCAAGAAAACATATCACTAAGAGATAAACTAAAAGCACTTAATGTTAGAAAAATGGGTGCTAATATACGTTGGGGTTTTGTAAGAGCTCAACTACAGGAAGCAGCTCAAGGCTACAAAGCACATCTTATTGATGAGTTAAAAAACAACGAAAGTACATTTATAACTAAAGATAAGACTGAGTATAAGATAAATGATTACTATACAATTTTAAACTCAGATCACAAAGAAGAGATTGAAAACTATATAGAAGATCAGTACATTGCAAACAACAACCCGTTTGGTGCTTCAGATGTAGTTAGAAACTCTTATCTTACTGCAAGTGTTGTAAAATCTACAGCAGAGTTTAGAAATGCAGAGTTTAAGCAAGAGTTAGCTAGACAAGGAGAAACAGAGCAAAGTGATAGAATAAATAAACTAATTACTGCAGCTGAGAACTTTGGCCCAGAACTAGAAGAAGTAGATGGTAAGTTTATTGATGTCAAGCTTTTAGCTGTTGTAAACTCTATTGATGACCTACTAATCAATGGCCCTGGAAGTGAGGCTTTAATTGGTTCTACTGTTAGTAGATTTAAAGCTAACAAGACAAGGCTTATTGAAGGTATAAAAAGTGCTTTATCTGCCCTTGACCCAGACACAGCAGCTGACTATGTAGAGTTTTTAAAAGGCTATAGTAGTTTTGAGATGGCTGGTATGACTGGTAATTTAGAAACTTTGATGGCAGGAGACTTAGATCTTGACCAGTTACTAATTGAGCATAATGACAAGGCTAGACGAAATCAACAGAAAATAGATCAAAGTTTAAAAAAGGAGGTTGATTTAGAAGTTAAAAACGCTCAAAATTTATATTATGATAATGTAATAAACGAAGATACTGGTGCTCCATATTCTAGAGCTGACATTAAAGACATGGGTATAGCTATGTTAAAGGAAGAGCGTTATGATGATCCAGCTTTAAGAGTCAAAATAATGGGTCTTGTAAACTTTGAACCAACAGAACTTAATAATAAAGAATCTCGTAAAAAGTATAATGAGCTAGTAGCAAAAAATGGATATGTTACACGTGAAGATTTAGTACAGTTTGACCCAACATTTAGAACTCTTATAATAGAAGATTCTAAAAACAATGGTGGTAGGTATAAATATAAAAACAATCATATCTGGTCAGATATAGGTAAGGATAACTGGAATACATTAATAAAAAACTCATTAACAGATTCTGGTATAAATGAAACTGTTACAAGTAAAATTCAAAAAAGTCTTACAGAAAATGGTGATAAAGTTAAAATTAATGCAGCTTTAGATGGTACAAGAGCATATGTAATAAAATTGACTGGTGCAAACTATCTTAATGGTGATACTCCAGAAGTAGCTTTACAAAAGGCTATAGCACAAGCTGCTGGAGAAGCAACAGCAGAGCAAGGTATTTTTGCTACAGATGCAGAAGGTTTTGTTAGTCAGTTAATGAACCCTGTTGTTTTAGCTCAGAATGAACAAATAGGTAGCATACTAGCAGACGGTACAGCAGCTAGAAACAAACTAGATGTACTACAGCAATATGCACCTGACGGAGATCACATTAGAAACGAAATTATTATACCTAAAAATAGTACTCTACTTACACCTAAGTATGATGAAGGTACTAATAAAATTAGTCAGTTACCAAGATCACTTATGCAAATAGCAGAGTTTAGTGAAACAGGATATACAGCTATTGATGTTTTAAACTTACAAAGAGCAAAACATGGACTTGATTCTATTCCTTTATCAGACTTTTCTCCAGAACTACAAGCATTACATACTGCTGTAAAGGATAAATACAAACATTTAGCTAAGGTGTTTTCTAGTGATGCTGAAGGTTTCTCAAGAGCTATAGATGAACTAGGTGCTGTTGATCTTAACACACTTACTAACTCTATTGTAGTCAACATTGAAAGTCCTATATTTGAAGGCGATCTAGAATCAGTACTAGCAAGAGAAGGTATTGAGGTATCAGAGTATGAAAATGATGCTCTTGTACGTGAAAAGGTACATCGTTTACAAGTCAACCATTTACTTAAACAAGCAGTTAGTCAAACCAATGACAAGAATCAAGCTATACTTATGGTAGCTACTGGTATGAGATTTGGTGAAGGTTCTATGAATGATTATGGTGAAGGTAGTATATATGATAATGTAGACAATGATAAGGCTGACTACGCCTTTGATGTACTTGATGGTTACTACTCAGGTGATACAAGTAAACTTCTTGGTAAATATAACAAAGATAGTCTTGGTGTATCTAACTCTAGAGACATAACTAAGTTTGAAGAAAAGTATAAACTTGAACCTAATCTTGTATTAGAAAACTTACTTGATATTGATGATGTAGACTTTAAAGACTTTGACAGAAATACATCTATACACAAGTTACTACAAGATATGGAGCCACCTAAGTTTATTGAACTTAAGAGTGATGGTTTGTTTGGCAGTAGTTTTAAACGCAATCCTCTTTGGGATAAATGGAATAAGAAGCAAAGATTGTGGGCTAACCTTAACAGGGTAAATCAAAAAATACTAAACGGTACAGCTATCTCACCAATAACCGATAGAGTTGACTACAACAACCTTGTTAACATGCTTATAGCTCAAGAAAAATATGACGGTAACAAAGATATTGTCTATCAAGATTCACCTATTTTTCAATGGAGAGATGAGTGGAATGAGCAAAATGCTGACAAATTAGAAAATGCAACTAAGAAAAACATAGATAAACTTAGGAGACAAAGAGATATATACATTATGACTAACATTAGAAAGTATTTAGGACTTGACTCATGAGCGACAGTTTTAGACCAATCTCCTCATATGAAAACCCAACTGACGAACAGTATGAAGAACTTAATGAGTTAGGTAAAGAGTTTCTTGAGGAGAGAAAACTTGACAAAGCAATAGAAGCTGAACAACAACAACAGGAACAAGACCAAGGCTTAATAGCTGACGGCCCAAGCAGGGCTTTACAAGAGATCGTATCAGTACCCTTGGGAGGTGCTATAGACGCTGCAGAAAGTATAGGATCATTCTTAGACCTTAGTGGTGACACTCTTAGTTTAGCAGCTGGTAGCTTGTTTGGTTTTGGTACAAGAGAAGAAGATAACCCTTTTAGTGAAAGATACGAAAAAGGTAACTGGATAGATATACCCGATCAGTTTACACCTGAGACAAAAACAGGTCTTGGTAAACTTATGCGGGGTATGACAGAGTTTGGTATTCTAGCGGTATTGACTGCTAAGGCAGGAGCTGCTGCAAAGGCAGGTATAGCTGCTAGTGGTGCTATGAAAGGTCTAGGTGCTGGTACAAAACTAGCAGGAGCTGCACAACGATTTAAGGCTGGTAGTAGACCTATACAGTTTTTAACAAGCCCTAAAGCACAGAAGTTTGCTAAAGTAGCAGCTGAGGGTGGTATGGCTGACTTTATTATGAATGATAGTGAAGAAGCCAACATAGCCAACCTTGTAGACCAGTATGCACCTATCATACCATTTAGTGAGGCGTTGTCTGTAAATGAAGAAGATAACCCTTGGTTTGCTAGAATCAAATCAGTTACAGCTGGAGCTGGTGTAAACATAGTAGGACATGCCTTAGTAGGTTTTTTAAAAGGTAAGTTTGCTGCTACTAAAAAAGCAAAAGAACTTATAGAAGAACAAAAACTACTACAAGGCACAGGAGATCAAAAACTCTTACCTAGATCTAAAGATCTTATAGGAGATAACTTTGTTATCAAAGACTTTTATGATGAAGCTATAGCTACAGCTAACGCTGAAGGTAATAGAGTCATGTACAACTACATTCGTAAGAATGACTATGAGGACATGATAGATGCCAAAAAAGAGGCAGACAGAGCTTACGCTGAGGGTAAAGGTTTTAGAAACTCTGAAGATGTAGACAACTTAGATTTGTATTTAAGAAAGTACTTAGAAGAAGAGGACTATGAAGAAGTACAAAGATTGTTTGCAGGTGAAAAAATAAAAGGTGATATTACAATTAAAGATGAGGCATTAGGTGACTTTACAGTAAAAGAGCAAGATCGTATAGTTGACACTCGTGGTAAGGGTACATACTATCATGGTACTGCTAGTGAAATAGATAAACTAGAGGGGCCATATGACAGTGATGCTTACTATGGTGAAGCTAAACCAGGATTATTTGGGTACGGTTTTTACACCACAGACGATATAATTACTGCTAATAAATACAAAAAGAAAAACATTAAGAGCACTAGAGCAGAACTAACTGACCCTCTAGTATATAAAACAAGACAAAAGCAAGACGTAAAATTTTATGATCTTGATGAAGATATGAGTCCGATTATATACAAAGAGTTAGATGATTATGTTAAAGAAAGTACATTACCAGACGGTAGTTTAAGATCTGATAGTGCTGCAGTTGTTGCTGACACTTTTGCATCTTTAGGTAGAGAAAATGTAACTCTAGGTGAATTTATTAGAGAAAGTAGAGAACTTGCTAATTATAATTATGATATGTATTCATATGAGCATGCAGAAGGTATACTACAAATAATTGAAGATCGTCTAAAAAAAGAAGGTTTTGGTGGTTATACTCATCAAGGTGGTTTATATGCTGGTAAAGGTAAACGTAAGCATCAAGTACGTATATACTGGGATCCTGGAAATCAATTAGAACTAGGTAAAACAAGCACAGAAGATGTAACCTTACAAGATTATCTTGACTTAGCATTTAGAAAAGGTAGAGCTGCTAATGATCCTTGGCTACCAGAACAAGGCATGAGTGCTAAACAAGAACGAGCTAACAGGTTACGTACACCTGACCCACAAGTTAATCCTCAAAAGTTTAGTCAAACCGAAAGAGCTAGTTACCGTGCATCAACTGATACTGACAACCCATATACAGAGTATGTTAATGAAGCTACTAAAAACTTTAAACGTGATGGTAGACCAGTAGGATCTACTAACATGTCTACTAATGCTCATGTACGTAGAATGACTAATGATGATGCTGGCTTACGTAAGTTTGCTACAGAAATCATGGACAACATTACTGAGCAAGCATTTAGGCAGATTGACAATGCTATGCCATTTAATGAGATAAGAGAGATGCAAATTGCTGCAGCTCAAGAAATTATTGACATTATAGGTATAGGTGGTAAAGAAGGTCAGGAGGCTTTGAAACGGTATTTAAATGCAGATATTGGTACAAAGACACTGGACGTTAGTGATATAGCAGGACGTAAGAACTTTATATTCTGGGATTTTGACGGTGACAAGATTATAACTATCACACCTCAAATGAAGAACGCTATGACACTAGCTACACACTACATGTTAAAGAAAGCGTCTGACATAGCTACAGGTGTTACAGTATTACCAAAAGGTGCTAACGCTACCCAACAAGCAATGGACATACTTGACCATTTACAGATTGGTATGATCGAGATGAAGAAAGTTGCATACATGACAGGTAATGCGTTAGAGGTACAGAAAGGTAGAGGTATATTTCCACAAGCAGCCCAAGCAAAATTAGGTAAAAAATTAAAAGAGATTATAGAAGAAGAAAAGACATTTACACAAAATATGAAAGAGCTAATTAAGAATGGCAACAAACGCCAAGTCAAAATGTTAGCTGACATATATTCTATATCAGATGGTCGTGTAACGTCATTATCTATGATACAGAACTATCTCAAAGCACGTCTAGGTTTAGGCGGTATGATTAATGGTCAGAAGATACCATCACAAATTATGAGAGAAATAGCCTCTGTATATTATAACTCTATACTTAGTTCACCTAAAACACCTATAAGAGCTGTCGTAGGTACTAACTTAATTACTGTACTAAGACCCTTTATGATGTATGCGGGTGCTATGTTTGGTGGCCCTGCTGCCAGAGCACAACAGGCTGTAGCAGCTGCAACTATAGATGCTATTGGTAAGGCATACGCAGAAAGTTGGAAAGTATTTAAGTACAACTGGAAGCAAGGTGTACACAACAAAAAAATGTCATACCAAGGTAGATTTGATTTACCAACAGATTTACAAAACTTTAAACGATTAGGTGCATATGCTGAAGAGTTTGGTACACCAACTGAAAAGATGATGTATAAAGGTCTAAACACTCTTGTTGATCTAAACACAAGTCCTTTGATGCGTTACTCACAAAACATTATGGGTGCAGGTGATGCTGCAGCTAGAACTGTTATAGGTCGTTTTACAGCTCGTCTTAGAGCTGCACAAGAAGGTGTAGAAAAAGGTATACCTTTAGATCAGTTGACTGACTATGCAAAAGCCCAAGAGCAAAGGTTTGCAGATAAAATATTTAAGATGGGTGACGGCAACATGATGGTGGTAACTGACCAAGCAGCGTTGATGGCTGGTAGAGAAGCTACTATGACACGAGATGTTGAAGGTTGGATGAAAGCATTTGAGACTTTACAAAACAACCCTGTGGGTATGTTGTTCTTTCCATTTGTTAGAACAGGTTATAATGCTATACGTCTTACTACTCAACACACACCTTTAGAACTATTTAGTAAAAGGTATCGTGACATCATGGCTGGTCAGAACATTGAGAAGTATGGTCTTACCGCAGCTGACTTACCAGCTGAACAAGCCTTGATGAAAGGTAGAATAGCAGTTGGTAGTAGTATTGTAGCTATGGCTAGTATCGGAGCTGCAATGGGTAATATATATGGTGACTTACCTCGTGATAAAGAAATGAGAGACCTTTGGAGACAAGAAGGTATAAAACCACATACAATGCGTATTGGTAATGTCTTAGTGTCTTACAGAGATGTAGAACCATTTAACTCTATTATTGCAACAGCAGCTAATGTATTTAACTATCAGCATGCTCTAGACGAAGATATAAAAACAGAGCTACTAGAAACTTTAACATTTATGGCAGCTGCTGCAGTAGTAGACAAGTCTATGCTTGCGGGTGTTGATGACCTAGCCTCAGTGTTAGACCCCGAAGGTCTAGCTAACAAAGGTGGTAGACTACTAGCTAAGTCAACTCGTTCAATTTTACCATACTCAGGTTTGATTGGTAGTATCGGTGATTTACTAGATGCTAACCAAAAAGAAGCTAACGGTATACTAGAAATGCTAGTAAGACGTGACGCTATGTTTAAATCGTTAGTACCTCCTAAGTACGACATGTTGGCAAAAGATAGATCTGGTGTAAAGTTTGAACCGCCAGGAAGTCAACCATTGTTACGTGCATTTAACTTCTTGTCACCTGTAGCTATTACAAATACATCTGGAGATTCTGTAAAAACAACCTTATATGAAATGGGTTACAACTTACCAGAAGTCACTAAAACATACAAAGGTCTACGCCTTACATCTAAGGAAAGATCTATGATGCAAAAGTATATTTCTATGAGTAGCCTACGTTCAGACTTAGAAAAAGTATTTGCTTCTAAAGAATTTAAAGATGGCTTTGCAGAGTTTAAGAGACTAAAGTTACGTAGACGCAATGGCTATAGAGTAGAGGATCAAGAGTTTTATAAGATGGTACAAAAGGCATTTAGAAAAGCTAGGAAAGAAGCGTACCTAAAGATGGTAGGAGAGAACCCTACGTTTGAAGATAAATTAAAAGAAGCCAAAACTAAGAAAAACTTAGGTGGTAGAGGCAGATATGATGAAATAGATAACTTATTAAATTTACCAAAATAACATTGATTATCAATGGCAGTTACAACTAAAAAAACTTTCGCTGCCACGACTAATGCAACTACAACTGTATTTAGTCCTGTCAGCATACAACTTCATAACCAAGATGATCTAGATGTTTATGTTACATTGTCGGGTGGAACTAGAGTTTTACAGCTACGCCAGTCTACTGGTAGTACTGCAACTTCTAGTCACCCACAGGTAAACAACACAGACGGATTATATTTTCCTGCAGTTTCTGTAGGGACACAATTATATAACTACCAACTTTCCAGCGATAACAACACCATTACATTTAACTCTGCACTACCGCAAGGTGCAGTAGTATTCTGTGAACGTAGAACAAGAGATGCTAGTGGCACATATACAAATTTTGCTAGTGGCAGTACTATAAGAGCTAGAGATCTTAACGACTCATCTGAACAATCAAACTTTACTGCACAAGATGCTAGAAACAAAGCATTAGAAATAGAAGGAGCACTGTTTAATGGAAGTGCTATAACATCTAATTTTATTACTTCAGAAAAAATAGTAGATGGTTCTATTGTCGATGCTGATATAAACGCAAGTGCAAATATACAAGGTTCTAAATTAGCTAATGACTCTGTAAGTTTAGATAAATTAGGTAGTGGTACGCTTCCTAGTGACATTACAGTAGACGCTAATAATATACCAACTGGTACATTTGATGGTAGATACTATACAGAAACTGAATTAGATAATGGTCAGTTAAATAATCAATATTACACAAAAACTGAACTTGATCCTTCCCCTTCTGGGACAAACGTATTAGATACTAGGTATTACACAAAAAACAATTTAGATACTGGAAGTCTTGATAGTAGATATTTTACAGAAGCAGAGCTTACATCAGGTACTGCTCTTGATGGTAGATACTACACAGAAACAGAACTATTTACTGATGGCGTTCTTGATAGTAGATACCTTAGTCAATCGGCTGCGGATGCTAGATATTTCAATATATCTTCTGGAGACACTATTAAAGATGGTGATGCATTTCCAGACAACGATACAACTATTGCTACAACAGCAGCTATTAATGACAGGATTATTGATTTAATTGATGATGTCGGTGGTTTTGTACCGATAGCAAACGAAACAAGTTTTCCTACAGCAAACCCAGATGCAAACAACGGTACTGGTACTATTGTTTCTGTTAAAACAACATCAACTACTTTAACTCCAAGCGGAACTACGGTTACTATTGCTAATGGTGCTGGAACTGGTAATACAGTTACAATTACAGGAGTAACAGATCCTATACCTCAAGACTTTGGGTTTTTAGTAGAAACAACTACTACATTACATACATATAGCTTTCACAGATTAGTACCAAAGGCAACAGAAGTCACAACTGTAGCTGGTAACATAGGAAGTATAAATTCAGTTAATACTAATTCTTCTAATGTAAATACAGTTGCAAGTGATATTGCCAACGTAAATGCTGTTGCAAATGACATTACTAACGTAAACACTGTTAGTTCAAACCTTGTAAATATAAATGCTGTAGCTAATTCTTTAGGGACTGCACAGACATATACTGTAACTGTATCTGGTGGTGTCTTTTATATAAATGGTGCAGCTAACCCTTCTTTAACTTTAACTAGAGGGTATACATACACATTTGACCAATCTGATAGTACTAACAATAACCATCCACTAGCATTTAGAGATAGTAGTAATGCTTCATATACGACAGGTGTAACAGTAAATGGAACAGCAGGTCAATCTGGAGCTTCAGTAATTTTTGCTGTACCATCAAGTGCACCAAACTCGTTGTTATATTACTGTACTCAACACGGTAATAGTATGGGTAATACTATATCAATTATTGATGATAATATAGGTATAGTTGCTGGTTCTATAGGAAACGTAAATACTACTGCTGGTAGCATAACCAACGTAAATAATGTTGGTAATTCGATAACAAACGTAAATACAGTTGCAAGTAATATTGGTACTGTTAATGACTTTGCAGCTAGATATAGTTCAGGTGCTACTAACCCAACTACTAATCTAGATACAGGAGATTTATTCTTTAACACTACTGCTAACGAGTTAAAAGTTTATAACGGTACTTCTTGGCAAGGTGGTGTTACAGCACAAAACCAACTTTATAATGATAACAGTGTTGACACACATTTAAATCAAAGTAATCCTACAGCAGGTTATGTACTTAGTTGGAATGGTAGTGATTATGCGTGGGTAGATAATGCAGGATATACAGACTCTGACGTTAATACACATTTAAATCAAAGCACTGCTACTTCTAACCAAGTTATGTCTTGGAATGGAACAGACTATGCATGGGTCGATCAAAGTTCTGGTTTAGTAGGAGGTGGAAACGAGCAATTATTTGTTGAAGCAGAAAATGAAGTAAATAATAATTTTACAACTACAACAAATAAAAACTATGTATCTGCTTCTCCATTAACAGTTGCATCTGGAGTCACCGTAACTATAGTTGCTGGTTCAACTATGGCTTTTGTTTAACAATTTAAAATTATGTCAAAAATAAAAGTAGATACTATACAATCTACACAACACGCAACTTCAACTATAGGTCTTACAAGTACTGGTGCAACTATAAATGGTGATTGCAATGCTACAACTTTTACAGGATCTGGAGCAAACTTAACATCCTTACCATCAGCCAATTTAACAGGTGCTTTACCTGCTATTGATGGTTCAGCTTTAACTTCTTTAACATCAGCAAACTTAACTGGTGCTATACCAGCCAACCTCTTGACTAATGCAGGTGGTGGTGCCTATGAATTTGTTAAAAAAATACAACCAAGTGTAGCTACCACAACAATTACAGAACATGGTCTAGATTATGACAGTGTATATAAACTTGTAATAAAATACGTTTTAGGGACATTTAATAATTATTTAAAATTTTACCCTCATTTAGATAATAGTACGACAAGTTTTACACCAGATGGGTCAGGCTATGATACTTGTAAACAACGTCAAATAGATATTAACGGTGTTTCTTCTCAGATAGAAAGTACTGACCATTGGAGTTTTGGTCAGACTCAAGTTGGCTATGAGTTTGGCGGTTCTATAGATTTTTGGACGGGTTATCGTCCTTGGATTATTGGAAATGTAAGGTATCTTTATAATGATGGTTTCGTTCAGTTGTACGGAAGAAAAGGTCGTGTAGCTAACACTAACAATGATCCAAACCAAACATTCACATATGCAAAAATGAATGGTTTTACATTAAATCTTAATGGGTGGGATTTCACAACTGATACTGAACTTTTGCTGTATAAACATAAGGAGTCCTAATGAACAAATTAATAAATGGGGTAGTAGTCCCCTTAACTGCTGAAGAAATTGCGGAGGTAGAAGCATTAAGGGCTGTTGCACCTTCAGAAACAGATATTAAATGGATGCAAGTAAGGAATGAAAGAAATCGTTTATTGTCAGAAACAGATTGGGTGGTTACAAAAGCATCTGATACAGGAGTTGCATTAAGTGATGAATGGAAAACCTATCGTCAAGAATTAAGAGATTTACCAGCCACACAAACTGATGTAGATAATATCACTTATCCAACAAAACCTAATTAAATAATATGTCAAAAATAAGAGTGCAGGAGATTGAGCATACAGCAAGCTCAAACACAAACCCTGCGATAGCACTTAATGCTAATAATAATGTTACTTTTGATGCTGGAGTAACAGCTGCATCCTTTACAGGGAATGGAGCAAACTTAACAAATGTACCAGCACCAAGTACCTATGATGCTGCAAATTTAACAGGAGTTTTACCAGCTATTGACGGTTCAGCATTAACTGGTACAGCAGACGCAACCAAATTACCACTTACAGGTGGTACATTAACAGGCTCAGTTACTTTTGAAGATGCAATAAATGAAAATGTTTACACCATTACAGATGGAGCAAGTGTTGATTTAGATCCTGACAATGGAATGATTCAGCAATGGACATTAGGAGCTAATAGAACAGCAACAGAAAGTTTGTCTACTGGACAATCAGTGATGTTAATGGTTTCAGCTGGAAGTTATACCTTAACTTTCCCAACAATAACTTGGGTTGGTGGTTCAGCACCTACTCTAGCTACAAGTGGTTATACAGTTATAGAACTATGGAAAACAGCTAGTACTTTATACGGTGCAACAGTTGGAGATGTTGCATAATGAGACCGCATAATTTACGAGCTGCTGCTGGTAACTCAGGTGGTATTGTTAAAACTAATATGAGGTACTACGATTGGGGAGATAGTAATTCTTGGGATCCTAATCATAGTACACAACCAAATTATATGTGGGCTTTGAATCCTGACGGATCAATAAAAGATGGTTATCAGAATACCAATGGATCATGGTGGATGAATATGAGTTCAGGTTATACTTATCAGTCAGCATATGGTGGTTATCTAGAATTAACTCAATACCCGATTGCTGGTAATATGTATAACCCTAATATGGGTAGACGAAGTCGTCTGGATTTTGAAATGCAAAATATTGGAACTGATCCTTTTGCACTTGAGTTTATTCATTCAGTTTACTTACCTGCATCAAATAGTAATCCACAGGATTTATGGAATGAACAATCAAGTTTTTATTCATTTAGTCCTACATTTGTGTGGCATAATTATTATGTATCACTAGGATATTTCAAAATGAATATTAGCGGTATTGATAGATGGGTATTAGGTGAATACGGATTATCTGGTTCTGGAAATGCAACAAGTGGTAATCTAGCTAATTATAACTATCTTGCAGTCGAAAGTACTCCTCAAGAATTTTATTCAAATTATTATAATGTTTGGGAACATATTGTAGTTACAAGAGAAAATACAGGTACAAATGGTATGAAATTTTATAGAAATGGCAGTCTGTTAGGTCAAAAAACAAATAGTATTGATTATTCGTTTAATCCATCAGGTTTAAGTGGTGGATGGAGTAGAGGAATGTATAAACTGGTAGCCAATATAGGTCTTCACAGAATTTATAATGGCACTGCTTTAACTGCATCAGATGTAGCAACTCACTATGCAATTGCAAAAACAAGATTCACCAACTTACCCTAATTAATATTATGAAATTATGAATTACGCAATTATTAATGGTACTAATGTTACAGACACTGGTACACTACAAAAATTATTTCCAACTACATGCTTTTCTAGTGCTGGTGCTAATGCAGATTTTTTAACTGAAAATAATGTAGTAGAACTTGTACAAACTCTTGATTATACAACACCAACACAAAAATTAACTACTGTAAGTCCTTATTATGTACAAGGCGAAAATAAGGCTTATAACGTAAGAGTTGACAGTACAACTTCAGATGAACAGGCTTATTTTACAAACTTAGAATGGAGTAATGTAAGAGCAATAAGAAACTCTATACTTGAAAAAACAGACTGGAGAGCATCTACTGATCGTACATTATCTGATGCTTGGAGGGATTATCGTCAAGCACTTAGGGACGTACCTTCTCAACCCGATCCTTTTAACATTACTTGGCCTACAGAACCTAGCTAATGCCTATAAAAGCACCTATTGAAATACCAGTTATACAGATTCCACCTATTGAAGAGATAGAAACAATATCTATACCTCTTCCCACAGCTGAAGTACCTTTCTATACTCCGTTGGTTATACCTCCTAGTGATTTACAAGCAACAGAGCAAATAGAAATACAGACAGATACATCTATTGATAACTATGAGATAGATGCTAAAGCAACTGAAGGTACTTCTACTAAACCAAGCACCCAACCTGGAATGAGAACAGTTAATTTGTTTTCTACAAATGT